AAAGTTTTTCAACACCAAATCCAGACTTAGCTAAATGGATTACTAAGAATTTGGATTTTGATCAAATTATTTTAGAGTTTTATGATGGTAAAGACCCTAACAGCGGTTGGGTTCATTGTAGTTATAACCTTATGGGAAATCGTAGGAAAATACTTACTGCACTTAAAACAAAAAGTGGTGTGGTATATAAGAATGGATTTGTATCTAAATAAAATAATAGCATTTGGAATTAAATGTTATCTCCAAGTGCTATTTACTATTGGTGCTTTTTTGTCAAAACCAACATGGGTTGACAAACACATAAAAGTGTGTTATAATAGATTAGATAAAATTAATAGTGATTATGATAAATCAACTCGCCACCTCTGATATTCTGAAAAAATAAATGTCCAAATTTTACACTAATGTAGTATGCCTCGGTAATTACATTTTTGAGAGAGGAATCGAAGATGGATTCCCCTTTGATGACAAGCACGAATTCAAACCTACCTTATACATTCCTACCACAACTAAAACCGATTGGCGTACTCTTGAAGATGAGCCAGTAGGCCCTGTTCAATGGGGAACTATCAAAGAAACTCGCGAATCAATGAAGAAGTATGAAGGCGTAGAAAATATGAAAATCTACGGCCATACTAATTACAATTATTCTTATATTGCTGAAACATATCCTGACCAAGTAGATTATAATTTTGAACACCTCAAGATAATGTTTCTTGATATTGAAGTTGGTTCAGAACACGGTTTTCCAAATCCCGAAAATGCTCAAGAAGAAGTAACAGCAATCACAGTTAAGATAAATGATGATATTCAAGTTTGGGGATGTTCTGAATTTAAGAATGGTCAAGAGAATATTACATATAATAAATGTGGAGATGAACGACAATTATTAGAACAGTTTGTGATGTATTGGCAACAAAATTGTCCTCATGTAATTACAGGTTGGAATACTAAAACATTTGATACTCCATATTTGGTTAATCGTATTCGTAGTGTTTTAAGTGAAGCATGGGTTAAGAAACTATCGCCGTGGGGATTTGTAAAGGAACAAAAAATCTTTGGTATGGGGGGTAGAGAAGTTCAAACATACGAAATATATGGTGTGTCTGAAATTGATTACATGGATGCTTATAAGAAATTTACTTATACTAATCAAGAGTCTTATCGTTTAGATCACATTGCCTATGTTGAATTGGGAGAGAATAAATTAGATTATTCTGAAGTAAATTCATTACACGAATTGTACAGGACGGATTATCAAAAGTTCATTGAATACAATATTCAAGATGTACTGTTAGTTGATCGCCTTGAAAAGAAGATGAAACTTTTAGAGATGATTATTTCTCTAGCATATTTGTCAAAGTGTAATTATACAGATGTATTTGCACAGACAAGAATGTGGGATTGTATTATTTACAATCATCTTTTGAGAGAAAAAGTTGTGATTCCTCAAAAGAGTAAACAACGTAAAGGTGATGCATATGAGGGCGCCTATGTAAAGGCACCACAAAAAGGTAGACATAAGTGGATAGTTAGTTTTGACTTGAATAGTCTATATCCTCATTTGATTATGCAATACAACATTTCTCCAGAAACTATTCTTGGTACATGGCAAGATGATATTGGTGTAGATGGATTATTGAATAAAGAGTTTGATACTTCACTTTGGAAAGAAAAGAATGTAACAGTTACACCGAATGGGTCGGTTTATCGTAAAGATAAACAAGGGTTTCTTCCTAAATTAATGGAAAGTATGTATAATGATAGAGTTACATACAAGCAGTTGATGTTAGAAGAACAGAAAAAGGGAAGAAACGCTGACCCCAATAAATTATCACAATATTACAATTATCAACAGAATCTAAAGATCGCACTTAACTCTGCTTATGGTGCAATGGGCAATCAATGGTTTCGTTATTATGATGAACGAAATGCTGAAGCTGTTTCTGTTGCCGGTCAATTGTCTGTTCAATGGGCAGAAAATGCTGTGAATAAGTACTTAAACACTACATTATCTGCTGTGAATAAGGATTATATTGTTGCTATGGATACTGATTCTTTATATGTTTGTCTTGATGATCTTGTTACTAAAGTTGGTCTTACTGATAAGGAAAAAATTGTTGACTTCTTAGACAAAGCCTGTGGAAGAATAGAAGGAGTCATTGAAAAATCATACAAAGAATTAGCCGAGTATGTAAATGCCTATCAACAGAAGATGGTAATGAAACGTGAAGTCATTGCCGATACAGGAATTTGGACGGCGAAGAAACATTATATTCTGAACGTTCATGATTCTGAGGGTGTTCGATATGAAGAGCCTAAATTAAAGATTGTGGGTATTGAAGCAATTAAAAGTTCTACACCACAAGCTTGTAGAGAATCATTGAGAGCTATTTTCAATATTATTATTTCAGGTACAGAAGATGAGGTAATTACATATATTGAAACATTTAAAGAAAAGTTTTTTAGTTTAGATATGGAAAAGATAGCATTTCCAAGATCAGTTAATGGACTAAAAAAGTATAAAGATCCTGCCGCAATTTATAGAAAAGGTACTCCAATTCACGTAAAGGGTTCATTGATTTATAATCATATGCTCCGATCAAAGAAACTTACAAAAAAATATCCTATAATTCAAGAGGGAGAGAAAGTTAAGTTTGCTTATCTTAAAGATCCGAATCCGGCAGGCGACAAGGTAATTTCTATATTAAATAGTTTACCTAAAGAATTTGAATTGGAAAAATATATAGATTATGATATACAATTTGAAAAGGCATTTGTCGAGCCATTGAAAGGTGTATTAGATGTAATTGGTTGGGACACGGAACGGCGTTCAAGTCTTGACAGTTTCTTTATTTAGTGTATAATAGAGGTAGAGTATGGCAGGAAGTATAATGGTAAGGTATGCACAAAAGACATACAAACAACAAAAAGCGGAATATAACGATTCTGCGGTATTCAAAAATTTAAATCATTCTGTAGATATTATTCCAGAATCAATGTCTCTTATGACATTTAATACTCGGAAAGAGGCAAGTAAGTTTGCTGAAGACATGATTGATAAAGGATATCATATCATAGAAATAAAAGATGACTATAGAAGATCGTAAATATGAAGCTTGGCTTATAGAAGAACTACAATCTCTATTAGATGATCATATCTTTCATAGGGATCGTATTGCTGAAACGTATTCTGACCGAGTAGATTTGAATAAAGAAATACAATTAATTAAAAGTGAAATTAAAAGAAGGGAAAAAAGTGAGTGAATATTTTGATAATTTATTAAAAGCAACTGGCAATGAATTCGGTTCAAAAGTTTCGGATGGAATCGAAGCAGGCGATGTGTCTACATATGTAGATACGGGTAGTTATATTCTTAATGCATTAATTTCAGGAGATATTTATGGAGGAATCCCTTCTAATAAGATTACAGCTTTGGCGGGCGAGACAGCAACAGGAAAAACCTTTTTTGTCTTGGGCATTGTCAAACAGTTTCTTGCAGACAATCCTAGCGGCGGTGTTCTGTATTTTGAGTCTGAGTCTGCTCTAACTAAACAGATGATAGAAGACAGGGGAATTGATTCTTCACGGATGATAATTCTTCCTGTCACCACGATTCAAGAATTTACACATCAAGCATTAAAAGTAGTAGAAAGTCATGGAGAAGGACAAGAAGAGCGTCCATTGTTGATGTGTTTAGATTCTCTTGGTATGCTATCTACTACTAAAGAAGTAACCGATATTTCCGAAGGTAAAGAAACCAAAGATATGACGCGAGCACAATTAGTCAAAGGTGCTTTCAGAGTATTGACATTGAAACTTGGTAAGGCAGGAATTCCTTTACTAGTTACTAATCACACATATAAACAAATGGGTACAATGTTTCCAACTTCTGTAATGGGTGGTGGTAGTGGTTTACAATATGCTGCTTCAACTATTATATTCCTTTCAAAGAGAAAAGAAAAAGAAGGAACTGATGTTGTAGGAAATATAATTCATTGTAAAAATTTCAAATCTAGATTGACTAAGGAGAACAAAATAGTTGATGTTCTTTTACGATATGATCAAGGATTGAATAGATATTACGGACTCATTGAGTTAGCAGAAGACGCAGGAATCTTTACTAAAGTATCTACAAGATATGAGATGCCAGATGGTTCTAAAGTATTTGGTAAAGCAATTTTAAGTGATCCTGAAAAGTATTTTACACCAGAAATCCTTGATAAATTAAATGCCCATGCAAAGACGGTGTTTTTATATGGAGGATTTGATGAAGTAGAGGTGGCCGATGACAAATGATCC